GATCAATTGCAACCAACACCAACAGATGGACTCACGTTTACGTTTCGCAATCTACAGCGTCGGTGCGAATCTACGTCAACGGTCGTTTGGATATTGAGACGGCAGATACCACAACCAGAGCAATGACCTTGAACCGCGTTACGCTCGGTGCTTACGTCCGAAAAGCGGCTTCCAACTATTACTTAGGAAGGCTCAGTGATTGCAGGCTCTATAACGTCACCCATACTCCCGACGAAATTATGGGGCTGTATCTTCGCGGGCGAAACGCAGACCTGTTTCCGACAGACGACACTGGATTTTTTAAGTTTGCTGGAACGACGACAAACAGGCGTCGACGGATTCTTTGTGCAGGAAGAAGGTAAGCAAATGGAATGTCTCAAGCAGAATGCTGCGGCCACCTTCCTTGTCGGTCCCGTCCTGGACTCTGCAGGAGCTGCCGTCACCACGGCGGTCATTGCTGATTTCAACATAACCAAGAACGGAACCACGGCGGCCCTCGGCAGCCCTGCCTCAGTGTCGCACAGCCATAACGGCTATTACCTTCTCAGCCTGGCAACCGGCAACACCAACACCATCGGGATGCTGGAGGTCAGTGTCAACAATTCGGCCATGTCGATGGGCAGCCACGGCTACATGGTTCTGGAGCCCACTGTTTACGATGCTCTTTTTTCTAAGACGTTCGACACCTCTGGAGGACTGGGGGACGTCACTCGGTTCGCGGGCCAGGCCATCACGGCTGCAGCTCCTGTCACCTTGCCAGCGTCGGTGGCAAATGATGCCACGGTGGCCAAGGATTCCACGGTTGCAAAAGATGCAACAGTGGCGAAGGAGGCAACGGTCAACTCGGTGCTGACAGCAATCCAGAACCTGAACAACCTGTCGGCCAAGATGAATATCTATGGGGCTCCACTTCTGGAGATCCCGGATTCAGGATCGACGGTCTATGCGTTCACGGTGGTGGTGCGAGACGATGAGGACAAGCTGGTTAACCTCGATGCGAGTCCAACCCTTACGGCTGCGAATGCGGCAGGTACGAGTCGATCTGGCAACTTGTCGGCAGTCTCAAACCCTTCGACTGGCCGATACACTTTCAGCTATACGGTGGCCAATACTCACCCGGCTGAAAGCCTGCGGATCACCGTCTCTGGTACGGTCTCGGGCGAGGCCCGATACATCGAGTGGATCGGGGCGGTGGTTGATTACGCTACCTTGACACTGCTTCAGCAGATCTCGACTGACCTTTCAGGAAAGCCAACCCTGGCACAGATCGAGGCATCGACAACCCTGGCAATGAAAGCAGATATCCCAACGGCCAACCAAAACAAGGATGCGATTTACAGCGCAATGCCTAATGCGGGCTATCCAAACGGTTCATTCGGCGACCGGTTCTTGATCTCCGACAGCGACCAGCGAGAGGTCAAGGTCACAGGTGCGGCGCATGTGGCTGCCGACATCCACGAGCTGCAGCCTGGTGTGATCGAAAGCACACACTTTGCCACCGGTGCGATCGACTCGAATGCTCTGGCTGCTTCTGCTGCCACCGAGGTGGCCAATGCGGTGGGGGCTCTTCAGGTCCTCATCGACCTGGTGGCCATGATCACCGGCAGCGGGACGGCCCTGGTCAAGTGGTCGGCCAATGCCCTCAGCCTGGCACCCACGGGCGGTGGAGGCGGGGGGACTGGGACGGGGGCCAGGACTGTCACGATCACGGTCAACCTGGCTGGCTCTCCAGTGGAGGGAGCCAAGGTCAGGCTGACCAAGGCTGCCGAGTCCTACCTCGGGACCACGAACGTCAGCGGCCAGGTCACGTTCAACGTCGATGATGGCTCCTGGATTGTCGGCATCACCAGCCCCAACACCACGTTTGCCGGCGCGGTCCTGGCGGTATCTGGAAACGTCAGCCAGTCCTACAACGTCACGGCGATCAGCATCACCCCCAGCAGCCCAGGCAACGTCACAGGCTACTGGCTCTGCCTGGGAGCCAACGGCCTGCCGGAGTCGGGGGTCACGATGTCCATGCAGGCGGTCTCGATCGACTGCGACATCTCCGGCCTGGCCCTGGACACCACCGTCCGGACCACAACCAGCAACGGCAGCGGTGTTGCCCAGTTCCCAGACCTAACCCCTGGAGTACGGTACCAGGCATGGCGAGGAACTGGGGCCAAGGTCTATGTCACGATCCCCACGGATGCGAGCGGGACCCTTGAGCTGAACAGCCTCCTCGGAAGCCCCTGATGCCAAAGCTTGAAAAGGCGGCCTACGAAGAACACCGGAAGAAGATGGCTGCTCGCATGCGAGACATGCGGGCTGCTGGCAGCGAGATCGGGGAGATCCCCAAGATCGCCAAGCTCAAGCGGCGCAAGTCCTCGGGCGAGTCCTTCCAGCTCTTCTGCGAGACCTATCGGCCAGCGGCCTTCCACCTGGGCTGGTCTCGAGACCACCTGCGAGTCATCCAGCAAATCGAAACCACGGTCAAGGACGGCGGGCTCTTTGCCCTGGCCATGCCCCGCGGGAACGGCAAGACCACTCTGGCGATCACTGCGGCCCTGTGGGCCCTGCTTTACGGATACCGGCGATGGGTATGCCTGATCGGAGCCACGGAGACCAAGGCGGAAAAGCTGCTCGGCTCGATCAAGTCGGAGCTGCGGTTCAACAGCCTACTCCTGGAGGACTTCCCCGAGGTATGCTTCCCGATTCGAGCCTTGGAAGGGAGGGCCTCCAGGGCCAACGGCCAGACGCACAACAGCGAGCCCACCGGCATCCAGTGGCTTAACAACTTCCTGATCCTCCCGACGATCGATGGCAGCAAGGCATCCGGCTCGGTGGTGTCGGTCTGTGGGATCACTGGGGACGTCCGAGGCCAGCAGTTCACCACACCCAACGGCGAGGTCCTGCGGCCCGATTACGTCATCCCAGACGACCCCCAGACCCGAGAGTCGGCATCGAGCAGCCTGCAGACCGACAGCCGGATCGCGATCATCAACGGCGATGTCCTGGGCCTGAGTGGCCCAGGGGTCAAGATCGCGGGGGTCATGCCCTGCACCGTAATCCGCAAGGGCGACCTGGCCGACACGGCCCTGGATCGGGAGGAGAGTCCCGAGTGGCATGGCGAGCGGACCCAGCTCCTGTATGGCATGCCCAGCAACATGGATCTCTGGAACCAGTACAGCGACATCCGGAAGGCCAGCTTCCGGAACGGAGGCAAGGGCGAGGAGGCGACCCAGTTCTACGGCGAGAACCAGGCAGCCATGGACATGGGCTGCGAGGCGTCCTGGTCCGAGCGGTTCAACCCCGACGAGATCTCAGCGATCCAGAATGCCATGAACCTCTACTTTCGCAGCGAGGAAGCTTTCTGGGCGGAGTACCAGAACCACCCCATGGAATTGAAGCTGGACGAATCGATCCTGTCCGAGGATGAGATGGCTAAGCGAGTGGGGATCACGGCCAAGGGCCAGCTGCAAGAGCACACCGACAAGGTTGTCGGTTTCATCGATGTGCAAAAGGAGCTGCTCTTCTACACCGTCGTCTCGTGGAAGCTGGACTTCTCGGGGACAGTTGTCGAGTACGGAGCCTGGCCCCAGCAGCGAGGGAACCACTTCAAGCTGTCGACGGCCAGGAAGAACCTCTCAAAGATGTACCCTGGCGACAGCCTGGAAGTGAAACTGACCAAGGCGTTGAAGGACCTGGTTGGCTACCTGATGGAAAAGAAGTTCAAGACAGCGACGGGCGGAGAGATCCCTTTCAGCCGGATCATGATCGACGCGAACTGGGGCCAGTCTCGGAACCTGGTCTACGAGTTTTGCCGGACCAGCTCCTTTCGATCGGTGCTCTATCCTTCGCACGGCAAGGGGGTCACGGCATCGAGCGAGCCCCTCAATGCGGCGCACGTCAAGAAGTTCGGCAGGGCGGTCGGCCAGCACTGGCGGATCGACAGGGCCCGAGACGTCCCAATCAGGCACATCATCTACGACACCAACTTCTGGAAGTCCTTCTTCCACAGCAGGCTCTCCACGGAGCCAGGCACCTCGGGCAGCCTGGTGCTCTACCAGGCGGAGCCCCACGAGCATGCCACCCTGGCCAAGCACCTGAAGGCGGAGTATCCAGTCAGGACCAAGGGCAAGGGGCGGGAAGTCGACGAGTGGAAGCTGAAACCGGATCGACCTGACAACCACTGGCTGGACTGCCTGGTGGGCTGCTGTGTCGCGGGAAGCGTCGAGGGATGCAAGCTAGCAGGCGAGGGCGGGCGAAAGGTCAAGAAGTCCCGAGCAGCGGTGGAGTCCATCGAGGGCATCACCCCTGGAGTACCGGCTCCTCCTCCTCCGGAGGAACAGGGCCAGCAACCGGCCAGGCCAAAGAGAACCAGGAGGGTCGAGTACCTATGAGCAGCAAACCAACCAAGCCCCAGGCGACCAAGGCGAGGGCATCTGTCACGATGCCGATCTGCCCTCACTGCCAGCAGGCAGCAGGCGTGCTGAAGCAGGCAGGGGCCTATCACGAAATGGAGCACGACGGCAGCCGGATCAAGCTGTTCTACGTCAAGTGCAAGGCCTGCGAAGGATCGTTCACCCTGCGCGAGGTCTGGCCAAACACTCCAGATCCTGGAGTGAAAGACTAGATTCTGTTTCACGAAGTGGTCCACTCAGGAGTATAGTCACCACATGCATGAACAGAGGATCCAAAAGCTCGAGCACGCAAAGAAGATGGTGGCCGTTTTCGAGGAACAGCTTGCCACTGGTGCAGGTATCTTCTCGGTCTCCATCGATGGGGCCTACGTCCAGTTCCAGCGGGCGGATGCCATCAAGGAACTGGAGATGTGGCGAAAGCAGGTCATTCGCTACAGCCGGTCGAAGTCCAGGTTCAGCACCTTTAATCTAAAGAATGCCCATGATTAAACAGGTGCAAAGCAGACTGGCTTCGATGTTTGGCCGTTACATCGCAGCCGATTCTTCCAACCAGCGGCGAGATCCTGGGACCAGGATCCAATCGAGTGATGCGCTGCTCGATTCGACCAAGCGGAAACGAGTCATCGAGGGCGCTCGGGATCTCTGGCGGAACTACTCGGTGGCGGCATGGGCTGTACGAAAGCACCTCGACTTCGTCTCGACGTTTACCTTTCAGGCGAGCACTGAGGACCCAGAGTTCAACGAGCGTCTAGAGTCGCTAATGGGCTGGTACTCCAGGCCCATCAATTGCGATGTGGCCAATCGCCACTCCCTGCGTCGGATGATTCGGCTGGCCGAGACCAGGCGAGTTCTGGACGGAGACGTCTTCCTGGTGAAGGTGGGCGGGAAACTCCAGGCCATCGAGGGCGATCGGATCCAGGACCCCCAGACCAGAAGCACCGAGCAGACCTGGGTCCATGGCGTTCGGCTTGCACCTGGTGGACGGATGATGGGGATCCAGATCTACAAACGGGAGATGGATGGAAGATACACTCCCGAGCGACAGGTGTCGGCTGGCAATGTGATGCAGCTTGCCTATTTCGATGCATTCGATCAGTATCGAGGCGTCTCTCCTTTGGTAACGGCAATCCCGGAATTCCAGGACTGCTTAGAGGTCAAGGACTACGCGCGGGCTAAAGCGAAGATCACGCAGCTCTTTGCCCTGGCGATCACCCGAGAGATGGCCGACTCTGACGACGACGAGGAGGTTGGGTCGAGCTACCAGATCGATCTGGGCAAGGGCCCGGTCAAGGTAGAGCTTGATCCTGGGGACAAGATGGACTTCCTCGAATCGAAGCACCCATCCACAGAGTTCCAGTCGTTCCTCACCCTCTGCTTGCAGGCGGCGCTTAAGAGCCTGGACCTGCCCTGGTCTTTTTACGATGAGAGTTTTACAAACTTCTTCGGCAGTAGATCAGCCTTAATAATGTACCTCCAGTCGGTCAAGGCAAAGCGAGAGGATCTGCGAGAGGTCCTGGACAGAATCACAGTCTGGAAAATCCTGCAGTGGATCGCCGAGGGGGTTTTGATTTTGCCTGCTGGGTACACAATCGACCAGCTGAAGTGGGACTGGATCCCTGCTGGCATGCCATGGTGGAACCCGAGAGACGAAGTAGCAGGCGACGTCCTGGCGATCGCCAACAAGCTGCGGACCCGATCAGAGATCCGTCGCGAGCGGTACGGCGATGACTGGCGAGACGTCGTCCGGAAGCTGGCCGAGGAAGAGCAGTTCATGCGGGAGCAGGGCATCGACCCAGCGACCACGGAGCAGCCCACTGCAGTACCTGTCAGTGCAGCTGAAAGCGAAACATACGAGGAAACCGAAGATTCTCAAGACGAAAGGGAGCCTGAAAATGAACAGCCTGTTCAGGACTAGCATTCTCAGAGCGGCGCCGGCAGCTGGAGTTGATCGAAAAGCCAAGCGGATCAGTGGCGTCAAGGTCATGCAGCTGGGCAAGGTCAACGACTCCCGTCCCTGGGAAGTCGACGATCGGACACTAGACCAGGTCATCAACTTCGGCAATGGCCAGGCCAAGGGAGTCAAGGCCAGGTTCACTCATCCCGGCATGTCGGACGATGGGTTCGGGAAGTACCTTGGCAGATGGACCAACTTCCGAAGGGAAGGCGATGCGGCCTATGCGGATCTCCAGCTTGCCGATTCATCCTTCGACACACCCAATGGGGACCTCGGAACTTATGTAATGGACCTGGCCCAGGAGGATCCGGAGGCGTTTGGCGTCTCGGCCTCCACCATGCTGGCCAGGGTAATGGAATCTGAGGTCCCAGAGGGCGAAGTTATCCCTTTGCGACTCGATGGCCTGCGAGCTGTCGATTTCGTCGACGAACCGGCAGCCACTCGCGGTGGCTTGTTCGATATGACCACACCGTCAGGGCTGCCTGCTTTGGCGACCTGGATCGTTGAAACTCACTTCTCGGATCGGGAGCCACGAGAGGTGGTCGAAAGAATGTGCTCCTTTCTTTCCAAGCATTACGGAAGGGACGTCATGAGTGATGTGCTAGCGGGACAAGCTGGCCAAGAGCAGAATCCAGCCCCGGCCCCTGTGGCTCCTGCTGGCCTGTCTCTTGACGGCGCGAAGCCTTTCATCGAGGCCTTCGGCGATCGCGGTGCCACCTGGTACCTGCAAGGGCGCTCCATGGGTGATTGCTTCGGCGATCTAACCAAGGAGCTGCGGGCGGAGAACAGCGACCTGGCGGCTAAGGTCGCTGACCTGGAGACCCGGCTCGAAGCGGCCCTCAAGGCTGCAGGCGGTGAAGACTCGGCACTGTCGGCGGAACCAAGAGTCGAGTTGACGGACGAGAAGAAGAAGGCCCACCAGAAGCAGACCGAGCTGAAGTCCCAAGGGGCCAGCGACGTTGCTGCCAAGTGGGGAGCTGCCCTCAGCTCCAATTGATCGCGTCAAAGTAAAGACACAGACCCAACACAACTTGAACCATTTGTAAGGAGTTGAGGCGATGCCAAACGTCTATGTGACCAGTGCGGATGTGGTCCTGTTCAATAAGGTGGACATGGAGCTGCGGCTCTCGGAAGTCCTCGATGATGCACCGCTGACTGCGGCGCTCGCGGCTCGGACTGCCACCAGCAACACCTTCACGTACAACAAAAAGACGGCTAATCCGTCTGTTGGATTTCGTGACGTCAACGATGGCGTGGAAAACACCAAGAGCACAAACGTCCTGGTGACCAACACCCTGAAGTTCCTCGATGCGTCTTTCGACATTGACGAGGCGGCGGCTTTGGTTGATGATCGCGGAGTCGACCACATCATGGGGCTCGAAGCCCTGGATCACCTCCGGGCAGCAATGGCCGAGATCGAGGAACAGGTGATCTATGGGACTGGTAACCTGGCTGCTGGCTTCAGCGGCTTGGCCAACCAGACCAACCTTGACGGCCTGGCCGATGCCCAGGTGGTCAATGCGGGCGGAACTACGGCCAACACCGGCTCCTCCTGCTGGCTGATTCGGACTGGTGAGGAAGACATCCAGCTCATCTGGGGCAGGAACGGTGTCATCACCATCGGCGATCGGCAGCGGGTCCAGAAGGTGGGATCGACGAAGGGTTACTACTGGGCACTGGCCCATGCCATCCACGGATGGTGCGGTGTCAAGCTCGGCACGAACTACAGCGCGGTGCGGATCGCCAACCTGACGGCTGACTCGGGCAAGGGGCTGACCGATAGCCTGATCAGCCAGGCCATCGAGCGGTTCCCTTCCGGACGAGGCCCGACCCACATCGTCATGAATCGTCGATCTCTCGGCCAACTGCAGAGATCCAGGACTGCCACCAGTCCAACCGGATCGCCGGCGCCGTTCCCCGACAGCGCGTTCGGAGTTCCGATTGTGGTCACGGATCGCATCAGCTCCACCGAGGCCCTGCTCACCTGATGACCACCCCCTTTGCGGCAGCGGTCCTCCATGGCTACCAGGCCATGCGGAGGATCCAGGGAATTGACATCACCTACCAGAGGCCATCGGCATCCCAGTCGGTGGCCATCTCGAAGGCTGTGCCTGGCCGATCGAACCACGACATCCAGCAGGATGGCATGGTCATCGAGCAGGTGAAGTCTCGGGACTACCTGGTCCTGTTGTCTGACCTGGTTCTGGGCGGAGCCCAGACGCTGCCGAGGAAGGGGGATCGGATTGTCGAGGGCGTGAAGACTTACGCAGTCCTCTGTGCTGGGACCGAGGCACAGTGGAAGTACACTGACCAGTCTCAGCAGATCATTCGGATCCATACCAGGGAGATGTGATGCCAAGCATTCAGGAACAGATCGTGAATGCGGTGGTCTCCTACCTGGATGCCCAGACCTATTCGCAGGCCTTCACCCCTACCAAGCAGCTGGTCCCGGTCTTCGAGCGAGACGATCTGAGCGGGTTCGAGGTGTCGGTCTACGCAGGGCCAACACAGCGAGAGAAGCAGTCCCGGAGCGGAGTCTACCTCAAGACCTATTCGGTCGGGGTGGTGGTTCGATATGGGGCAGACGTCGCGGCGGGAGAGCAGGAGACCAGGGCTGGGGCGTTCATGCAGCTATGCGAGGAGATCGCAGCATCCCTGGAGAGCCAAACTATGGCAGGCTTGCATGCTGTCGAGATCGACCAAGATGGACCATTCGACCCTGGCAGGGTCAATGATGTTGGCCTGTTTTTCACCACGATCACCATTCGATACAAAGGACTATAAGCATGGGACATGTGCTTGCAGAAAACGCCAAGCTTTTCCGAAACACGGGGAGCAATGCGACCCCGGCATGGAACGAGATCCCGAATGTCAAGGATCTCACCCTCGCAATGGAGAAGGACGAGACCGACGTCACAACTCGAGCGTCTGGTGGCTGGAAGGAATTCGTCGACGGACTGATCGATGGATCGGTCGAATTCTCGATGCTCTACGATTCGGCAGATGCAGACTTCACTGCGCTCCAGACTGCTTTTTTTGCCAAGACTCCAATCGAGTTTGCCATCATGGACGGCATCATTACTGGTGCTGGATCCACTGGAAACCAGGGCCTGCGGGCGTTCATGATGGTGAAGTCATTTACCAGAAACGAAAACCTTGGCGAGGCGCTCATGGTGGACGTCAGCCTTCGTCCATGCAAGAATTCAGGCGGAACTGCTGGGGCGCACGTTGCCCCCACCTGGTATACCGTCCCGTAATTCCTGGGAACCTATGAAGACCTTCATCGACAAGACTGGCCAACCCTGGGACATCGATCTCACGGTTGGCCATCTGCTTAACATCAAGACCGAGATGGGGCTCAACCTGATGGACGAGCCCGAGACGATCCCCGACCAGGTCGAGAAGATCGTCGGAATCCTCTGGATCACCTGCTTCGACCAGGCCAAGCAGCTCGGGCTGGGCCCGATCGACTTCGCCAAGCGGCTCGATGGCAAGGTGCTCCAGGAGGCGTTCGACAAGTGGATGGAGGAGTGGACCGATTTTTTCGTCCACCAGTCCCCTTCCCGAGGTCAACTGATCAAGGGAATGTGGGACCAGGCTCGGAGGCTAGATCAGGCGAGAGCGGAGCTGATCAAACAAGCCTGTTCATCCACTTCTTTCGACTGGCCGGAGTCTGCCACATCGACCCCAGGCCTTTCAAAGGATGGATGATCTTCGAGATGGCTCGCGGCGCACGGCCTGAGCTGTTCGTCCCGGTCAAGCGAAAAGGCAAGAAGCCACGAAACACGATCCCACTGAAGTCCACCACCATCGCAGCTCTGAAGATGTTTTTGCCTAAGGGAGGCTCGGAAAATGCGGGTCACCATGAAGGGCAACTTCAAGCGGATCATGCGAATGAAGGAAAAGGAGATGAAGCGGGTCGACAAGGCGACGGCCCGAGCCCTTGAGCGATTCGGTGCGATCGTCAGGCAGGATGCCAAGAAGCTGATCGGGTCCTACGCGAAGACCAAGAAGGGAGAGTGGAAGACGGTCGACGGCAAGAGGACTTTCGTGGTCACTCCTGCCAGCAAGCCACGGCCACCTGGCAGCCCTCCTCGGAACAGGACCAACAACGATTTCTACACCCTGCGAAACATTCGCTACATCACGGACTTCCGCAAACGGCGGGTGCGAATCGGTCCCTGGAAAACTGGACGGGCGAAGTACAACGGTCTTACGATCCCTGAGATCCACGAGTTTGGGGCGCGGGTGATGGTGCGGGTTGCATTCGTTGAGAGCCCTGTCACATTCAAGGATCTGAAGCGGACCAGGGCCAAGATCGATCCGATCACCGGCAAGAGGCTGCGTGGCAAGGATGGCCGGTTTATCACGTCGTCCAAGGAACGGCTGACGATCTCTGGCCTGCGGAACAGATCGATCATCGAGACCAACCGCGGCGGTGTTGCAATGCTGATGCAGTACCCCAAGCGTCCGTTCATGCGTCCTGCTTATCTCAAGCACAAGAACAAGTGCACCCAGATTTGGATTGATTATTACAAAGCGACCAAACGAAAGGCCATCAAATGAGTGCAGAGCTGGCCGGCCAAGCCTACGTCGAGATGTCGGTCAAGGGCAAGGAGGATTTTGCCAAGGCCTTTGCCGAGATGCAGGCCAGCGTCCGGCTGTTCGGTGCCAAGCTGGGTGCGATGCGTTCACCAGACCAGAGCAAGTGGCAGAAATTCTTCCGGTCGGCGAAGCAGGAGTTCAGCGACCTGACAAGGATCACCCTGAAATATGGGACGATCGCGGGAGCTGCCATCGGCGGTACAGCAGTGGCGGCCATGACCCATGCGGTGAACAAGGCCAGCGACCTGCAGGAGACGATGAACAAGTTCAACGTCGTCTTTGGCGACCAGGCCAAGGAGATGGAGGCCTGGGGCACCCAGTTCGCCAAGCAGATGGGCAGGTCGAAGCAGCAGACGATGGAGTTCATGGCCAATGCCCAGGGTCTGGTGATTCCCATGGGGATCGATCCTCAGCAGGCTGGCCAGATGTCTCAGACTCTAGCCCAGCTTTCCTTCGACCTGGCCAGCTTCCACAACAGCACCGATGCAGAAGCGTTCGAGGCCCTGCGTTCTGCGCTCACTGGCGAGGCGGAACCCATGAAGCGGTTCGGGGTGATCGTTAACGAGACGGCGGTTAAGGCGGAGCTGCTCAAGAAGGGGCTCGATCCCAACACGGCCAACGATGCCCAGAAGGCGATGGCCAGATACAACATCATCCTCCAGGGGACGACCCAGGCCCAGGGAGACGTCGAGCGGTCTGGGGGATCCTGGGCCAACCGGATGAAGGCGCTCCAGGCCAGCTTCGACGATCTCTCGGCTGGCATCGGGATGGCGTTCATGCCAGTGGCGGAGGCCCTCCTCGGCTGGCTGAAGGAGCTGGTCGAGAGCCTGGGCGGTGCGGACGGTGCCACCGAGTCCACCAGCAAGGCGCTCGAAGATATGGGCGGAGCTGCTGGCATCGCGGGCAATGCAGCAGGCTACATCGTCAAAGCCTGGAGCACAGTAGATGTGGCGTTCAACATGCTGATGGGGACGGCTCGCCAGCTCATGCGGAACCTGATGTGGCTGTTCAAGCTGATGATCAACAACCCGCTTTCCCGAGGCGTCTTCGGGAAGGAGACCATCGACAACCTGGTGGCGATCGTCGACGAGGTGGACAAGGCCACGGCCAAGCTGCAGGAGGCGAACAAGGAGCGTGTGGACAATGCCTGGGAAAAGCTGATGGATCCCCAGGCGGGAGACAAGGCGGTGGCTGGCGTCCAGAATTTCGTTCAGGAGCAGCAGGCCAAGTTTAAGGAGCAGCAGGAAAGGCTGAAGGCTGCAAGGGAAGCAGCCAAGCAGGAGGCGGCCAAGGGCTCGCAGCAGGCAGCCCAGTCTGGCCAGGAGATGGGCAAGGCCCTGGACAAATCGGTCGACCAGGCAGCAGGTGGGATTGCCGACAATCTCAAGGCGGCCAGGGAAGAGGCCACCAAACAGTGGAACCTCGGCCAGCCCAAGGTGGCATTGGCCAACCTGGACCAGATCGCTGATCTCAAGGTCGGTCAGCCAGCGGAAGCAGGGGCGGCCAAGAAGAAAGAGGAGAAAGCCAAGGAGGTGACAGAGGCCAAGGACGAGCTGGCTGGCAAGACCGTCGAGGTGGCCAGCCCACAGACTTTGGAGTCCACCAGCCTGGCAGCCTTCGAGAAGTTCCGAGAGAACGTACAAAACGAACAGAAGGCCATCTTGGAAAAGCAGCTCGCGGCCCTGTCCCGTATGCAGCGAGCCCTGGAGAACCCGGACCTAGCAATCGGAGTGATTGAATGAGCGCAGTGATTGGCATTCGGCTCGGAGTCGGCGCGGTCGACACCTGGAACGAGAAGGAATTCCGGATCGATACCCAGCACACCGAGGTTGTCACGGTGGTGATGACCAACGGCACTGGCCTGACCGGTGGGCTCTGGGAGGCAGCCCGAGAAAACCTGGTGGCCAACGTCGTCGGGGTGCCTAAGATCGGCGATCCCTCCACGATTCTGGCCGGCGCGTTCTGCATCCAGAGAAGCTTTGCCGAGGTTGGGCCTGCGACCTGGGAGGTGACCTGCGTCTACGATAACACCCAGAAGAGAGGCGACACCACCACCATCGACAACGAGCCCTGGGACCTGGAGCCCGAGTGGTCCTGGTCCTCGGAGACGATGGAGGTCCCACTGACCTACGATGCGGAGAACCCCTCGAGGGCAATCACCAACTCGGCAGGCGAGCCACTTCCAGCGGTCACCACTCCCATCGTCATCCCGATCCTTACGATCAGGCGGGCGGAGCAAAGCTTCAACGACTCGATCATCGAGACGTACAGCAACAAGACCAACTCGGCCTCCTTCTGGGGACGAGCTGCTGGCAAAGCTCTCATGGCTAGCGTCACGGCCAACCAGGCCAGGCGTCAGAATGCCAAGTATTGGACCGTTGAGTACGTCATCAAGTTCAGCCCACTGGCCGAGGGGTGGAAGTACAAGCCCCTGGATGAGGGCACATACTACTGGCAAGGCGGTGTTGGAACTGGGATCAAGACCCCGTTCGGCGACGATGCATTCCAGCAAGTGGTGGGGAACCTGAACGGCAGCGGCGGAAGGAACACGAGCCCATTGACGCCTGTCTTCGTTTCCCCTCCCTATGCCCGATATGGTACGATCAATTTCAATTCACTGAGTCTTGGCCCCTGGACCTGGTAGCACATGGCAAAGAAAGAGGCGGTGGCATTCTCGGCCAGGCTGGCTGGGAAGCTCAAGCAGATGGCCGATTCCTGGAGTCCCGGTGGGTCCTCCAGGGGGAACATGGCTGCTGGGAATGCGGTCGGCTGCTGGATGATGCAGGCCATGGGCGAGATCCCCGCGGCAGCCGGTACCTGCGCCACACCTGGCAGCCTTATTGGAATCACACCAGGTGCAGGCCTTGCCAGGATCTGCTATCGGGACAGGATCACTGGGCTGCTGGTCCCGTACCGGCCCAATGGGTACGACATCACCAATGTCGTCTTCAGCCTGAAGCGGACCAAGATCAAGGATGGTGGCTACTTCCTCGGGACACGAGACCTAAACGGCTCGATCTGGGTGGAGGAGTATTACAACTTCTGCCCATGCCAGGACGGAGGGAAGACGGTCACGGTGGTGACCAAGGTCACCTTCGACACCACGGCGTGTAAGCTGGTGGTCTGCACCCGAGACCTCTGCCTGCCACCCGAGGCAAACATCGGCGAGGAAAACTGCGGTGGCAGCGGTGGCAGCGGATCCGGAGCGACTCCGGTCCCAGGGGGCTGACCATGGGTTACACCATCGACATGTCCTGTGCCCCCTGCTGTGGCTCCGGATCGGGCTCTGGTAGCGGTTCTGGGAGCGGGTCAGGTTCTGGCTCGGGTTCCGGTTCAGGATCCGGCAGTGGCAGCGGGAGCGGCTCAGGATCGGGATCCGGCTCGGGCTCTGGATCTGGGTCAGGGAGTGGCTCCGGTTCTGGTTCAGGTACTGGGAGCGGAACTGGTTCTGGCAGCGGGACAGGCTCCGGCAGCGGGTCAGGTTCTGGTTCTGGCTCAGGATCTGGGGAATCCGGATCCGGTCAAGGATGTCCTGGTCCTTGCGTTTATCAGTGGGATGGATCTACCTGGGTTGAAGGAGGATCGAACTGTCCATCCGGCCCATGTTTCTGCCAGTCGCCACCAAGCGCACCTGGTGACTATGTGGGCGAGATAGTGATCCGCGCTTGCGTGAATGTCGTCCCACCAGGAGAGGCTATATGATTGAATGCGAACACCTGGAGCACCAGGAAGGACTCAACTTTTGCAAGGTGGCAAGTCAATTTGCTGGTGTCTCCGCACCTGTCACAGAGGCAGCATGCAAAGTGTGTGTCGGATGCCCGAGCCCTCGCAGCCTGAACCGGGTTACGGTGTCGATTGGATTGGCCAAGCTTGTTACCCATGACAAAGAAGCACACCAGCACAAAATGGCCGAGGCTCTGCCATACTTGGTCGATGTCACGGCGACTGAGGCTGTCAAGCGGTATGTCCAAAGCACAGCTGACTGGGTCGCCCAGGGCAGGCCTTCAAGGAGCGACGAGGAAGTCAAGGTTATCCTGAAGATCTGCCGATCTTGCGATCAGTGGGACCAGGCGGCCAGCAAGTGCAAGCTGTGCGGCTGCCAGGTAAACGAGTCAAACGGCTGGACGAACAAGGCCAGGCGAGTCACAGAGCACTGCCCAGAAGGAAAGTGGTAAATGCCCAACCATAACGAACTGACCTTGGACTGGTCGATCGATCAGTGCAAGCAGCTGCTGCAGCAGCCCCCAGGCCCTTGGCCAGCGGACTGGTTCAGCTATCCAAACATAATCGAGGGGTTCCGGCAGCTCTTCGACGAGGCCTCGCGCAACGTCCCCGCAGCCCCGGCCCAGTGGGACCATCCCCGAGGGATCGTCATCTGCGGTGGTGGCTGGCGGTTCTTCCCCTCGATCTACGTCACGGTCAGGCAGATCCGAGCCCACGGCTGCGAGCTGCCGATCCAGGTCTGGTTCCTCGGCGATCGCGGCGAGTTCGATCTGCGGATGGCCAAGGCCCTCGAGCCTTACAACGTCGGCTGGATCTGTGCCAACAGCTACCAGCGAGTGCATGGGATCCCCAGGCGGATCATGGGCGGGTGGGAAATGAAGCCCTTCGCGGCGCTCCATGCTCCGTTTCAGGAGGTGATCTGCCTCGATGCCGACAGCTACCCGGTGTACAACCCCGAGGTCTTCATGGCCCACCCGGAGTTCCGGCGAGTGGGTGCTGCCTTCTGGCCCGACCAGCAGAAACTGGAGCCTGGCCAGTGGGAGCGGTTCGGACTGCCTCACCATGATGAGCAGGCCTTCGAGTCGGGCCAGTACATCGTCGACAAGGCCAGGCACTGGGATGCCCTCTGGCTGACGGACTGGATGAATGACTATTCAGACTACGTCTACAAGCACATCTATGGTGACAAGGATACCTTCCACCTTTGCTGGAGAAAGATGGGTCGGGAATGCTGCATCCCGACCACTCACCCAGGTTGGCATTATGTTGCCTTCCTGCAGAAAGACTTCGACGGTCGAGTCCTTTTTGTTCATCGGACTCGGGACAAGTTTCGATGGGATGGCGACGTCGACGGCCAGCCGGTTTCCAAGTGGTACATGACTGGCCAGTATAACCACTCGGTCCAATTCGTCCCCGAGATGCCAGACGAGATCCAGGCCCACCGATTCTGCGACGAGTCATCGAAGCTGGTTCGACCCCAGGTTCACTTCCATTTCAGCGACGGCCCGGTCGGGATCGCTCGGAAGACTTGGGACGAGGTGGCTCTTTACAACGAGTACAAGCTGCCTGGCAGGTTCAAGCGGTCGGATGTGATCATCGACTGCGGGGCTCACATGGGAGCGTTCACCTGGTCCTGCATTCGTCGCGGCGCCGGCCTGGTGGTGGCGGTCGAGCCCATGCCAGAGAACCTGGAGCGACTCAAAGCCAACCTGCGGAGCGAGGGGAACCAGGTGGAGATCATCGCCAAGGGGGTCTGGTTCGACAATGGGCGTGTGGTTCTCCAGGAGGAGGCCTGCCATGCACCTGGCGTGACCAGCACCTTCAACTTGCTCCAGCAGTCGGAGGACGGCAGCGGTCGACCCATCGAGACGATCACCCTGGAGTCCCTGATCGATCATGCCTGCGGCCTGGCCGAGTCGGGTCGAGTGCGACTGATCAAGCTGGACTGCGAGGGGGGAGAATACCCCGGCCTCCTCTGGGCCAGCAACCTTGGCCGAGTCGATGCGATCTGCGGGGAGATACACAGAAACACACCCATAAAGGGACACGTCTACTCCACCGAGGACATCGTCCGGAGGCTAGAAGCGGATGGGTTCCAGGTGACAACCGAGCAGAATGGCCCGAACACAGATCTCCTTTGGGCGGAGCGCCATGAAGTCACCAATCGATAGTCAGTCCCCGGAAGAGATGGGCGAAGATGCCTACGATGCTGGCCTGGATCCGGACGTCAACCCGTTCCTGATTGGCTCGCCTGCGAGGAAGAAGTGGTTCACTGGGTTCTATGGCCGGCGCGTCGAGCTGCTGGTGGACAGGGTCAGGAAGCGAATAGGCCTCGATCATGAGCCAGACTAGATGGGAATGGTGGCGGATCCTGGCCATGGTCCTGGTCATCCTGTTCTGGCTGCTGTCCATCTGGGTCATGTTCGCGGCGGTCAATGCATTTTTTCAGCGATTGGAACCGATCCCACCCGAGCCACCTGCCGAGCTGACGGAGGCGATCGATCATGTCCCCGACTGGGGAGCCCCTCGCAGCGACAAGTGGCCGGAGGTGCGGGCTGCGTTCGTCAGGAGCCATCCTGCCTGCGAGGCCTGCGGATCGGTCCTGGAGCTGAACGTCCACCACATCGCCCCATTCCACAGCTATCCCCACCTAGAGCTGGACCCATCGAACCTGGTCACTTTGTGCCGAGAGCATCACTTCCGAGTTGGTCATGATCCCGATGGTCCCTGGGCACCCAGACGGCCAAACTGGAAAGATGCCAACCCCAATGTCCTCGAGGACGCAAAGCTGGTAAGGAGCGGGAAAAAGATCCCGAAATAGAATGCTGCGGACTGCGATCTGGTGGACCACCATGGCCTGCAATTTCAAATGCAAATACTGCTGGGAGGTCCAGGCCCAGGAGCGGGGCGAGTTCAAGCCAGAGCCCTTCCGGCCCTGGCAAGACTGGCTCGATGTCTGGAACCGGCTGCGGCCACAGTTCCTCGACATCACAGGTGGAGAGCCTTTCCTGCCTGGCATCGGCCTGGTCAACATCCTGGAGCACCTCGATCGAGCCATCAAGGTGTCGATCACCTCCAATCTGTCCCACTCGATCCTAGAATTCATTCGGGTGGCCAGCCCCGACCAGGTGCACAGCATCACGGCCAGCTTCCACCCGAGCGAGAACGGCACCAAGCAGCAGCCGATGAACCCGGAGATCTTCATCGGGCGGGTCAAGCTACTCCAGGAGTTCGGCTACCAGGTCACGGCCAACATCGTTGCCTGGCCCGAGCAGCTCTGGCTCATCCCTCACTGGGTCGGAATGTTCGATGCGCAGGGGATCCGGTGGCATGTCGATCCCTACCAGTCGATCGCTTATTACCCATGGACCTACACCGAGCGACAAAAGGAGCTGCTGCGTCCTTTCATGGCGGCCAATCGATCCTGGGGCCTCGATCCCAGGCCAGATGGCCAGCGGGTAACCTGCTCGGGAGGGGTCGACCATATCAGCGTTCAGCCGGACGGCTCTGCCTGGCGTTGCATCCTGGAGCGCCAGCAGCTCATCGGTCGGCTGGGCAGTGTGTTTGATCCCGAGTTCCAACTCAGGAGCGAGCCAGGCCCCTGCGATCAGTCATGGCAATGCCCTGCCTGCGATCGAGACAAGGTAACGGTAGTTCAAATCAGTCACCCAGCCCAATGAGCTGGACGGCCAGGATCAAGAGAAAGATCGACACAATCCCGGCGACATCGTAGATGCTCATTCCAGCCCCAGCTCAACACCCAAGGCCAGGCATAGATCCAGGACGTCCTCCTTGGTCTTGCACCAGGACTTGGTCAGCCCGATGTAGGACTCCCTCCGATTGTCCTCGTTGAAGGACTCCAGCTCGGGCATCCAGAAGCATCGATCCAGATCATGGTTCACAAACCGCAGCTCGATGCGGGCGTCCCCGATCTCTCCATCGTAGTCATCAAGAACGATATGGCAGATTGTCATGCTGCAGCCGATCGGCATCAGCTTCTGCCGACAGGTGAACCCCAGGCCCTCGAACCATTCAGCGGTTGGCACATCCTGTGTCTTGGTCATCGATCTTCCCTTGCACCGTCAAGAGTCGCAAACTTCACATCTATTCTCAGCCCAACTCAGGCCAGCAATCATCGCTGCCATACGGCCCATGCTCGCTTTTCGACACAACGCGAAAGCGCTCAATATCGACCACCTGCCACCACTCGAAGTTGTTAGGGTACCTGTC